GTCTAAATCCGCACCTGAAATAGATTGCACGCCAGTAATATTACCGTCAGATATAACTAAAACATTATCAGAGATTGTGCCTGTTGTTGTAAAATTCTGAGAACCTATATCTATGGTAGTATTTGCATTAGAACCATCAAGTTTAAGGTATCTTGCATCATGATCAGAATTCGTTCCGCCCGTATCCGGCATATCAATAAGATCTGCATGATCTATTGCCTCAAAAATAGAGGGATGTGTTCTTGAGAATGTCATTATCCCAACTCCAGTATTCTTAAGTCTCCCGTGCTGCTTGCCACAATTCCATATATTTTACAATCAGGATTCATATCAATGTCTTGTGCACCTTTTGGATATATCGGATACCCATTACCTACAGCAACATCACTCCCTCCGAGATAAATAGTTGTACTCCCATTGTTAAACATACTCACTGTCTTTCTTTTTGTCAATCCGACAGTTATCTCTGTCACTGTTGCTTTTATTATGATGGCCCTGCTTTTTGTTGAATCATTTATTCCGATAATACTTACTTTCTTTGAGTTGTTAATCACATCATGCTCGACTAGATGTATCTGATCTTTCCTGACATTATTTACTTGCACTGGATTGGCTGCTTGTAAATATAAACTTACTTCCAGGGTACTTCCTGTCATTGTTTTCTTAATCTCAGCTAACCTATAGAAATTTCCTGCAACAAATGCCCTTATTAGAATTACTTCATTGTTTTTCCATTCCTTTGTTGCATTGGCCCGATCTAATGTACGCACTCCATTTGAGTCTGTCTGGCCTGATAATTTGTCATTCAGATTTAAATTATAGATTTCTATATTTGCTTTATTGTATGGAGTTCCATCTATTTCATAGACAGTTACTTCAATCGGATATGGTGTTCGTGGCATGAATATTATTTATATGATTAATATGGAAAGTTCTGTATGTATAATTCTGTTGGCTTGACCTGTTTTTCTAAACAGTGATTAGTATCTATAAAAATATTCTCATCCTGTTGTGCTGATTCTTTTTTTGTTTTTCCTCCTGGTACCTCAAATGGCGCAAATACCAATACTACTTTCAAATCTCCATGCTCTTTTTTGACATGTGTTAAGCTCCCAATCAAATCACTTATCTTTGTTGTACCTTTTTCTTTGCTTTCTTCTACTTTTAATTCTTTAGCAAACCAGTCTATCCAATCATGGACTTCTTTTGTTGCGTAGCATTGATGTGCTTCCTGATGTGCTTTTTTGATTAATTCTTCTGCTTCCATTTTTCCTCCTTAATATGATTTTATATAAGTATGCCTACATCCAAAATGAGGCGTATATTCTCTTGGATCGAAATCAGGAGGGAGCTCTTCCCTATCTATAGCATTCTGCACTTCATCTGCAATGATTTTCTTGAGTTCTTCCATGCTGACTCCGTTTTTTGTCTTTCTTGTGATTGCTTTGCATATGAGTGTAGTTCGATAATCCTTAGGACCTATCCATTTGAATAAACTAGCTTCATAATCCGGGAGCTGCTTATAACTCCATTCCCTGACTTTATTCCTTAATTCATGAGTCTCTGTCCGGTAGATTAATGCTGCCTTTGCTGTATTTACAGCTGCTTTTCGAGTAATGTATCCTTCTATTCGTTTCTTTGGATATTTCTTTACTACTCCTCTCAGTATAAAATCTTTTATCTGCTCGCTTATTGTCTTATTGATTCCATCGAATTTCTTTTGATATAATGAGTTTTCAATAAATTCTCTCAGATCTTCAGGATCCTGCTTTTTGATTTCCTGGCTTATTTCCTTGTCTATCACACCTTCCATGTACTTCATCAGGAGCCTTTCCCTTTCTTTTCTTTTGCCATATACTGCGTTATTCACTCCTGGTGTGCTTGTCGATACCATGTCCTTCATAAACTCAACAGTGCCCTCTACAGTTCCATCAATCGTGAATTCTATGCGCTTTATGTGATCATCTTTTATGGATCCTTTGATGCGTATCTTTAATGGCCCATAAGACAAGTATCTTTCTGCATTCATTGCATTCTGGCCTTCGGCTGCTATATTGACTCCGGCATACTGCTGATTCTGGATATTCCAGTTCCTGGGGTACCATAATCCATCCTTGCTTCCCTGGATGGTCATTATTTTTTCTCCATCACTTGTTTCTATTTCCAGAAACATATCTTCAGCATGCTCATTTCCATATTCTATTTTAACTTTCTCAATATATCCTATGATATTTGGAGTACTTATCTCTTTTTCAAATCCTCCCTCAAGAATTATCGGCCCTATGCTGAATCGGGTTATCATTTTAATTTAGTGCACATTCCACCTGTTCTTTCTTCGTTACCACATATCTTACATCGTGGATGGCCATTTGGATTTGTCCATTTTGCTGCCTTGAATTTATGCGGATACTTACATGTTTTCGCACTTTCTTTTATCTTCTCGGATTCCGCTTCACATTCGGGATTATCATCTGCTTTCTTTAAGCTATTAGTTGGTCCCAATGTATTCTGCCCTGGCTTTTTGGGCTGGCCCGTGAATGACGAATTTCCTCCTGATTGATTCGGGTTCAATCCAGGCATTCCACCTAATTGTCCAAACGGATCCGGCATTTCTACTGCCTCATCCACTGGATCATACTCGAAGTCCTCTTCTTCATTATATGTAACTGAAAATCCCATTTCCTGCATTAATCTCGCATGCTGAGCCTTCTTGATTTTTAGATCTTCCTTTGCTATCATATCCTGCTCTTCATTGATAGGCAGCCTAATTGAATAATCTGTTATTTCTAACTGCTTGCATATCCACACATAAAAACCGCCATCATCATGATATATTCCCTGGCCGTCTTTTACTGCCCTATTTGTTACTGTGATCTGCAACCCTTCATTGTTCAGGCCACCGCTTGTTGATATATCTGCCTGGAAGATTGGCATTACAGAATAGCATGCGCCTATTTGTCTCCTGAACTCATTGCGTGCTTCAATAAACTGCATCTCGTCCAGCGACCTCATAAAATCAATAAACTCTACTAATTTGCCCCTTGTTCCTGTCGGATTCTCTATTCCGATAGGTGGTATTATATGGGGATTCTTCTTGAATTCATCCAGCATCCATGCCCATGCCTTTGTCAAACTATCCATGTTAGGTGTATTGCAGAAAAGCAGGCCCCTTGGCGGCCTTTGCTTTGCATAGTAATCCTTCATATAAACATCCATGTTGATCAACGTAATTACTTTCATCCATACTGCATAAATAACACTTGTTCCGTATGTCAGGCTTGGAGAATATTTGCTCTTATGTTTGCATTCATCTTTTCCATAATACATATATTTTCCTTCTATGTATTCGCTTCTGTAATATGCTTTGATTGTCTCTTTTCCGCATGAGTTACATACTTCTTCATTTATAAGTAATGTATCCCTGTGAGCCGGGCAAAAATATAAATTATCCCCATTTACATTTCTTGCTGGCCTGCCTTGCTTGTCGGCTATTAATCTCATGAACTGGGGATCTGCCCTTATAATTTCAACCGGAATTTTCTTTACTATTTTTCCTTCATCATCAAAATAATAATCCTTTATGCACACAAGATATCCATCGTCTATAATCTCGAGATCATCATTCACTTCTTCAGACACATTAATGATATCCTGATCATTGTCATTGACATTCTTGCAGAATTTTATCAATTGCTTTTTTTGCTCGATATTCGGCTCATTTAAATCTGTACTTTTACATTCATCACATTCATCTACAGGATTATCAAATTCTTTCTCGCATGCATTGCATTTAACCGCAAAATTCTCGACTATCTCATAGCCTTCTCTGAATATTTCCTTCCTTAAAGATTGATGGATGGTCCTCAGAACATCAGAATATTTTGCAACATCAAATACTATCTCCATGGGAATGGGCTGCAGTGGTATTAAAACCTGATCATCGCCTATAGTTTCCTTGGGATCGATATTTGGCCTGACTGAATAGTATTTTCCATTTTTTTCTGTCAGTGCATCCAATACACTCTTATGTACCTCGAACATATTTGGATCTTGTTTTTTAAAATTTAATTCAAAATCTGTAAATGGTATTTTCATGGGGACATCCTCCTTATTTATTCCTTAATTATCTATCTATTTAAAGTTTACGATACTGCATATGTCATGTATCAGTTTTTCTTCCAATTCTTTTCTAAATCCCTTAGGATGATGCACTGCCATGAGTGCAATATGCAGCATCTCATGAAATATATAATCCTTGGGAACATTATCATCAGGCCATGCATAAATCGTTGCCATCTTTTTCTGTACATTACTCATAACTTGCGCCTTGTATTCAGATTCACAGTTAAGTGTGATCTCCCAATCCTTCAGGATCCTTATCTTCTGCTTCCAGTAATTGATTTCTTCTTGCAAGTTCATCTTTCTTTTTCTTCCGGTATCTTTGTCCGGCCTTTCTATATGCATCACAATATCCTATCAAAACAACCCCGAAATATTATCAGGATCCTGCAGCACAGATATCTTCTGGCTTGCCAAATGATACAGCATCCTCATCATCATCATATCAGAAAAGTCAGGGCTTCTTCCTAAGTTCTGCTTTATTTCATCCTTATGGATTACTTCTTTCTTTACATCTTTGTCCTGGTTGATTTCTTTGATCTGCTCCAATTCTTCTATGATCCAGTTCTTTATTTGCTCATCACTTGTCCTGACTGCTATCTTGCCTAATCTCACAAAATCCGCCAGATAAAAATAGCATTGTGATTTAAGATTCCTGTAGTTTGTCTTGTCTACCCCTTTCTGAATAGGTTTTGCATTGTTCACGAATCCTCTACATCCTGGAAGATGATCTAATATTCCTCCGCCTATTCCATCCTCATCTATTGCGATATGGTGCCTTTTTACCTGCTTCTTTTCTTCCCATTCTTTGATTCTGTTTTCTGAATAAACTGTGCTTGCTTTCTGCCAGTATGCTATATCTTTAAGCAGAAATCCTTCCCAGTATCCCATTACTATTTTATCTCCGCCACCCCTTGCTGCATCGATTATAAGGTATTTTTCATCACTTTTATCCACATGATTTGTGAATAAATCACATAAATCATCATACTCGAACATCCTGGCCGGATCATCATCATACTCCCAATTTCCATAAAGCAGCCTTTCCCTTGAATTCTTATCCATTCGCTTTAGGTTTTCTATATACTGATCAGAAAGATAGGGATTGTCAGTTACTAAGCTTGGAATAAATTTCCTGTAAGGCTGCATTATTTTGTCTCTCCATGGCTTGTAGAAATCCTTATAAAGAAAATTCTTTGATGGATTGCTCGCTATCAGCATCTTCGGTATAATATTAAATTCATCTAATTTGTATCTTATTCTGCTCAATAGAATTGTCTTTGCCTTTGCCTTGACCTGAGAGGCCTCATCTATGAACACGCCTGTATATTCTGTACTTCCCAATGAATCGAATTCCGGATCACTTGGATATTGAAACAGGTCCTTAAGATAAATCTCAGATCCGTTGGTCCATTTGATTACTCCTTCCATAGAATTATATTTGTAATCCCGATTTGTCTTTATTCCGAATCGTTTACATACATCAAAAAAAGTAAGCAATGTTGTCTGCTTTAAGTTCTTTAAAACTGCCCGGCCCATCATCCATCTGCTTCCTGGATATCTGATTGAGTTTATTGTGAGCCATGATGCGCCTAAGACACTTTTTCCTCCGCCTGCTGCGCCCCCGAATAATAATTCAGTTGTGGTTTTATCTTCTAAGTATACCCAGGCCTGCATTTGCTTAACTGTTGGCTGCCAGTTTATTATCATTTTCCCATTTCTTTCTTCAGATCTTCGAAGTTCATAGTAATTTATCACCAACAATATCTTTTATTCCTTTTTGAATCTTGACTCTTTCATTACTCGGTAACATTTTAGTTGATAATTCAAAAATATCTTTAATTGCTTCTTTGACATCACAGACTAATAGCTTATCATAATCTCTTGGATTTCCAGAAAACCCTCCACCTGTTGGTATACAAAGCAATATCTTATCACTCAAGGTCTTTTTCTCTTCTCCTATCTCCCAATTCAAAGTCAAATCACAAGGTATAAGAGATCTTTCTCCACCTGATTCTGTTGATTTAATCTTAATTACATCTTCTGTACAAACAAGTTCTAAACAACCGCACTTAACTCTTTTTCCTTCACATCTTGCCTTAACAGCTTCTATAAAATTAAGTCCTGTTTTTTTCTTCATTTCCGATTCAACTATAAAATCCATCTCAATCGCCCCCTTTAACTTCTCCTATTCTTTTTATCCTGAATCCTGCTGCATGCTTATGGCCTCCCCCTCCATATCCTTCGGCTAATTTTGAGACATCTAATGTCATACTCCTTAAGCCCACAAGAGTCTCATCCCCTTTCTGGCAGTAAACCACAGCTAATTCATGGCCCTTGTCATTGATCAATGTTCCTGTCAGCGCAAAGTCTATCGGATATGCATTCACATAAAAAGCATTTGTGATAGAATCAGGTCCTCCTTCGGTTCTTTTGACAGTGAATGGCATCTCTCTTCCTCGTTCTATGGCGTCATTGCATCTTTGGAGTTTTGCTTCATATAGGAGCTTGCCTTCATCGATATAATCCTGTGTCATTCCTTTCAACAATCCCTGCCATTTATTCGGATTGAATGGCTTCTCAAATAAGTTGACTCTCTCTGCGAAGTATTTCGTATCTTTCATCTTATGCAGCCATAAATCATAATCATTCGTCAACTCAATACTTAAGGGAATATCTTCATGTATCCTGAACCATTTCCAGGCAAGAATTGCCCCGCACTTCCCTATTTCCCTTAAGCCGTCTATTTCATCTGACTCCCAGAGCTCATTCATGTTCTTCTTTGCTGTTTCATGATGATCTATCCAGCATAGCCATTTGCTTTCCTTTTTGATATCTTCCATGGTTTCCTTTGGGAATGAGAAGTCTACAATAATTACTTTCCTGGCTTTGTAGTCGTTCGGATCTGCCGGGATCCCATAGTTGACTTCCTTGAATTCCGCTTCCGGATATACACTTGCCACTACTGTTGCTGCCATTCTTCCATCGCCATCATTATGATGATAGCATAATACTTTCTTTTCTTCCAATTTTATCAATCCTCCTTGATATATGTTGAACATCCGAGTTGATTTCCTAAAATTTCTATTATCATTTTGACTCTTTCTTAGTGATTATTACTTGTCCCCTTTCTTAAACTTGTGAATGTTTAGGATATATTGTTCTGATTATGGGGCAGATATAAGTTTCAGGTGTGTATGAAAATGTTATCTTCAAATATTCCCCATCGATTTCCGTTTTTTCAATTTCTGCATTATTTGGTACGCCATCCTGGATAACTTCATATCCTTTATGTTCTCCCCAAGTAAACCCATTCAAAACCAATTTTAATTCTATACTTATTTCCTTTGTTACTCTTACCAATTTTATCAACTCCTTAGTTTTTTAGTTTCTCTATAGTTATGACAGTTTGACAGTTAAATTTCATCTTTATATGAATACTTTGAATCAATGGGATTTGTTTTCCATTGATTTTGACTATTGTATCTTTATGAGTGTTTCCTATCTGTATCTCTACTTCTTTGTCTTTGTAAATGCCTTTGACGCATTTGGCAGTTATTCTGTTCACTTTTCTTCTTTTCAATATTAATGAATCAATAATTTTATCAATTCCTGCAACATTTGTTTTATTTATAAATATGGCTTTCATGATATCA